CTCCTCCCCCGCCGCCCTCCTCGCCTCCGCCTATGTCCGCATGAATCCCGGCGTCATCGGCCAGCAGAAAGCCACCGCCCAATTCGAGTTCGGCCTCGCTCGCGGCGCCACCTTCCAGCAGCTCGAGCCGCTCGTCATGAACGCCTCCACCTGCAAAGGTCTCATGCCCTGGGAAATCTATCAGCCTGTCTGCCCTCCAAAGTCCTCGAAGATGTCTTTCAAGGACGAACTCGATTATTGGATGAAGAAAAAATTCGGAGGTTCCAATGGGACTCAGCCTTGACGCCGCAAAAAGTTCTCTCGCTCGTCTCGTCGCTCTCTTCAACATGATGCCCGAGCAGGCCGCCGCATGGATCGGCGTCATCGTCGAAGCCCTTGGCTGGATGCGCCCAGACCGATTCGAGGATGTCTGCAAAGAACTCGCCACGTCCTGCCAGCGCCGACCGGTTCCCATCCAGTTCATCGCCGTCTACAACAAACTCCGCGAGGAACGCCACTGGCCCTTGGAAAGCAAAACCTGCGAAGCATGCTCCATTGGCGACGGCCCAAACCGCCGCAGTCTCGGACTCGTGTACAAGCGGCTGACGTACATCCCCACGAACCAGACGGGCGAGGTCATGGTGAACTGCCCGGTGTGCAAGCCCTATCTGTCCGCCTTCGATGAATCCAAATGGCGCGAGCCGATGGAGCTAGTACGATGATCCACGAATGGATGCTCACCGGGTCCGGAAGCGATGGCGTCGATTTGTTGTATCGCTCCTGCAAACGTTGTGGGCGCGTGGAAGTCGGGCGTGTAGAATGGGGCTCCGGAAAATTTCTGAACAAACCTGAATATCCCTTTTGGGATGTCGTCTTTCTCGGAGACGGAGAGAGTGACCGCGACGACGAATGCTCATGACTCCAAAAGAACGTGTTGACGCTTTCATGGGCGAGATGTTGGCTCCAGCCGCGTCTCATCCGAATCAACGATGCGATGATTGCGGGAAGGAGATAGCTCCCGGACAAAAGTATGGAACCCTATCAATGGCTAATTTGGTAGGGTTGGTAGGGTAGACCTATAACCCACTCTATTGCTCGGAGCAGGCCCCGGCACGATTTCATCGTGGAGATCAAGGACGGCCTCGATTGCCCGGCTTCGCCTTGGCTGAAAGACCATCTTCGCGCCGGCATGGCCGCCTATTTCGCCAAACCCAAAAACCGCAGGGTCACAGGGCGTGTCAAACAGGCCGCCCTGTGTCCCGTCACCGGCGATGTCTGGGAGCTCGCCAGCTCCGATATGTATGACGCCGGAGCTCGCGATACGATCGTTCTCGAGAGCGTTCGGCTGTGCAGGCTCTGCGAGGACATGAAGACGAAAGCCTCGGGGATATTCACGTGGACGATGAGGGCAATGACATGGCGGATGAAACAAGGGGAAACGCCGTGACGATTCGGATGAAGCGCATAGTGTTTTCGATCCCGGAATCGATGCGGGTATGTTTCGTCGAGATCGTCCGCTGTGATGGGCGCTCTCAGGGCGAGGTCCTCCGCAGTCTCGTCTCCCAACTCATCCGAGAATTCAAAGCCGCCTCCGGCAAATCCATGACCCATAGGCGATAGCGTCGGAGATGGCATTTAGACCACTTCGCCACTAGCGCGCTTGCGTTTCCCTCGGCGCTGATGCACATTTCGGGCGTGAAGCAATCCTCGCAAGCCCCCATTCCCATTCCCGCACCTCCGCCTGTGCCCGCTCCTGCGCCCGCATCGGTTCCGCTCGCTCCGGAAAAGAAAAAGTACGTGCCCTCGAATCTATGGAAGAAGGGTCAGTCCGGCAATCCCGCCGGCAGCCGTCCCGGAACGCCGCGGCCGAACATCAACGCCACGCTGTGCCAAGCCATCAGGGAATTCAAGCGCGGGGACAAAAGCTATTTCCAACTCCTTCTCGAGAGATCGCTTCTGGACAACAACATCCTGTTTTTCCTCCTCGGCAAGGCTCTTCTTGATCCCGAAGCTCCGGCTTTGCAGACGGAATCTTCGCCCGCCGGCGTCTCCGTCGGGATCTCCTTCGAAGGCGTACTCGAAAGACTGGCGAGGGCGCGCATGACGCACGACCTCGACGCCCAAGCCAGAATCATTCCTGACGAGGATGTTCAAGACCAGGACGAAGGACGGTTGCCGTGACTGCGGAGCTGAGCGCGCTTGAGCTGGCGATCTCGGATGTCGTCGCCGATCCCGTGCTATACGCTGAAAGTTTCCTCTACGTCCGCACGAAGGACCAGGACATCACGCCCTTTTATCTCAACACCGTCCAGAAGCGGCTCGTCCGGGAGAAGAAGATGGCGCTCGCGCGCGGGAAGAAACCCCGATTCATCGTCCTCAAGGCCCGGCGCTGCGGGATCTCGACATGGGAGCAGGCGCAAAGTTTCTGGCGCGTGGCGACGAAATCGAATCAGCATTGCGTCACGCTCGCGCACATCACGCCTTCCGCGGAGATCCTGTTCCGGACCTCGAATCTCTTCTACGAAAAATTGCCGGAGTTCGTGAGACCGCGCCGGTTGACGCCGCACAACAAGCGCGATCTCAATTTCCCGGATCTCAACAGCCTCTTCTACATCGGCACGGCCGGTTCTCGCGGCTTTGGCCGCGGCGACACCGTCGCGCGCGCTCACTGGAGCGAGGTCGCCCATTCCGAGATTTCCGCGCACGATCAGGAGCTCCTTCTCGCAGGCCTGGGCGAGGCCGCCAGTCACGGCGAGGTCGTGCTGGAATCGAGCGCGAACGGGATCGGGGATCTCTTTCACGCGCGCTGGCAGGAGGCCGAAGCCGGCCGCAGCGAATGGACGCCGATCTTCATCGCGTGGTGGGACGATGCCGACAATGCGAGGCCGTTCCCCTGTCCCGATCACGGCGGCGTCGCCGACTTCGCTCTCACGCTCTCCGACGAGGAAAAAGACCTCGAGAAAAGATATCGCCTATCCGGTCATCAACTCCATTGGCGGCGGCACAAAAAAGCCGATCTCAAAGACCTCTTCGCGCAGGAATATCCGGAGGACAGCGTCACCGTCTTCCTGGTTTCGGGGATGAGCTTTTTCGACAAGCTCAAAATCGCCGGCATGCTGCGGCGTCTCGCGGAGCCGCTCGAGATTCGGGAGAACGGGGACGTCGTGGTCTGGAAGAAGCCCGAGCCCGGCCGCCGCTATGTGGCGGGCGCGGATGTGGGCGAGGGTCTGGCGGCGGGCGATTGGTCCATCATGGGCGTGCTCGATCTCGAGACGATGGAACAGGTCGCGGTGCTGCGTGGGCACTGGAAGCCCGAGGATTTCGCGCGCCGCATGGACCGGCTCGGACGAGAATACAATTCCGCGCTCCTGGCCGTCGAGCGCAACAATCACGGCCACAGCGCGCTCAACACGCTTCTCAATGTCACGATGTATCCAAATCTCTACTACCACGCCGACTACGACGCGGCCGCGGATAAGCCTCAGACCGTCTTGGGTTGGCCCACGAACGCGAAGACGCGGCCGATCATGCTCGACGATCTCAGACAGGCGCTCGAGGACGGCCTCGTCATCGCCCGCGATCGCGTGATGCTCACCGAGTGTCTGACGTTCGAGCAGTCCGGAGAAGGCAAGTACGAGGCGCGCGGCGGATGCCACGATGACGCCGTCATCGCGTGGGCGATCGCGGTACAGGCCCGGAAAAACTGGGCGCAGCCGCGGGTGACGTTCTTGTGAAGAACAGACTCATGACGATCGTAGCGGATTTCGTCCGGGCCTTCGCGCCGCGCCAGAGGATGGCGGGGCCGGTCAATCCGCAGGCAACCGCCGAATTCTTCGCCCCATTGCGTCTCAAGCAGGAAGATTTCAACGATCCCTACAAGCAGCATGCCTGGATACGGGCGTGCATCGAGGCCAAGGCGGGCGCGATCTCGTCGGTGCCTTGGCTCATCCGCGAAGGCGAGCGCGAGAATTCGGACATCGTGAAAAGCCACGCTTGGACGCGCCTTTTCGAGCGTCCGAATCCGGCGATGCAGACGCGGGCGCAGTTCTGGAAGTCGTCGCTCATCCATCTCGAACGCGATGGCGGAACCATCTGGGTCAAGGAGGGAGCGGGAGACGGACGCATCGGACGCGGCGTCGTTCCCTCCGAGCTATGGCCGATCTCGCACCGATATTTCGAGCCCGTCGTGGAGAAGCCGGGTTCGATCCGAGTCCTGCGTTGGCTCTATACCTCGCCCTCGACGGGCGAACGCATTTTTTACGAGCCGCATGAAGTCGTGACGATCCGGCACGCCGATCCCGACAATCCGCTTTTCCCGCTATCGCCTCTCTCGGCGGCGATGAGCGCGGCCCGACAGGATTACAAGGCGAGCCTTTGGAACGAAGCCTTCTTCGACAACGACGCCACGGCAGGCGTAGTCCTCGTCTCTCAGCGTCCCATCACGGACGATAAAGCGCGGCGGGAACTGTTGAAGGCTTGGAACGATCGGCACAAGGGATCGAGCAAAGCCTTCCGTACCGGACTCCTCGAAGGCGGCATCACCGCGCAGACGCTCGGGACCTCGCACAAGGACATGGCCTTTCTCGAGCAGAAACGTTGGAGCCGCGAGGAGATCATGGCCGTCTATCGCGTCCCGAAATTCGTTCTCGCTCTCTATGAGGATCTCAATTTCAGCACGCAGCGCGGCGCGATCACGTCGTGGTGGAACGATTCGCTCGATCCTCTCATGGTCCTGATCGAGGATTCGGCATGGCCGCAGCTTTTTCGCGACGTCGAGGGCGGGAAATTCTTCGGTCAGTTCGACCGCGAATCCATCGCGGTCCTGCACGAACAGTTCGGCGAGAAGCTCGACAATGGCCTCAAGCTCCAGCAATTCGGATATCCCACGAACTGGATCGCCGACAAGCTCGATTTCGGGATGCGGAAACTTCCGGCCGAGATCGGGGATCAGCCGCTCCTGCCCTCCAATCTCATTCCCGCCGATCAGATATTTCTTCCCGAAGACGAAGCCGAAATCGAGAAGCCTCCGCCCGAGGAAGAGGAGGAAGACGAGCAAGAAGAGGAGGAAGAGGAAGAGGAAGAGGAAGACGAGAAGGAGGAAACGGCATCGGATTCGAGTGCCCGCGACGAATCCGTCGCCGTAATCCGCGCCAAGGTCGTAACTTTCCTTTCGCGCCAGAGCCCGAAACGGGCGGCGGCTTTGAGGGCGCTGCATCGGAGCGTACTTCCGTGGGAAGCCCGGTTCCGGCAACGGTTCCGCCGCTATCTCATGGAGCTCAGGAGCGAACAACTCAAACTCGTCGGCGAGCTCGAGATCCCGCGTTTCGGCATCGTCGAAAAGACCCGCGCCGTCGCGGCCGATCAGGTGCTCTTCGACCTGGATGCGTGGGGCAAACGATCAAAAGCCATGCACCATCCGCTCTACGTCGGCATCGTCGAGAACGGAATCGATTTCACGGTGAAGGAGACCGGCCTCGACTTCAGCGAGTTCGACGCCGCCGACCCGAAAGTCATCGACATCGTCTCGAGACGCGAGGTGAAACTCGCCGAGAGCAACGTCTCGATGCGCAACCGCGTCAGGCGCTCGATCGAGGAGGGCGTGAAGAACAAGGAATCGATCGGTCAGATTCAAGACCGCATCAAGGCGGATTTCAACAGCTTCAGCGCTCATCGTTCGCTCAGGATCGCGCGCACGGAAGTCATGGGCGCGACCAATCAGGCCCGGTTCGCGACGATGGGCGAGGAGGGGATCGAGGAGCATACCTGGACCACGGCGGGCGACGAGGTCGTGCGCGAAAGCCATGCCGCGCAGGACGGCGTCACGGTCAGGATGGGGACGCCGTTTCCGAATGGCTTGCGGTTCCCGGGCGATCCCGACGCGACCGATCCGGGCGAAGTCGCGAATTGCAGGTGCGCGACGATGGCGAAACTTTAACGGGGAAAAGAATGAGCATCGTGGAGACGATTGTGCGCAGGCTCTCGGCTGAGCCGGCTCTCATCATGGAGCGGGCGCGGCAGACGATCCGGTTCAACGCCACGAACGAGATGCCGGACGAATACAACACGATCATCCGCGTCGAGGGCTGGGATCTGAAAGACTATCTCGCCAATCCGGTAGTCTTCTGGGCGCACGAATCGAAGACGCCGCCGATCGGCATGACTCGGAGTCTCCAGAATGGACAGGCCGATATCGCGGGCAAATGTTATCGCGCGCTCTTCGCCGACATCGCCTTCGCGGATCGCAAGACCTACGCCTTCGGCGCGCTCGTGTATCGGCTCTACGCGAAACGGTTCCTTCGCGGCGTCAGCGTCGGCTTCAGGACGACGAAGGCGACGGTCATCGAGGACGCGGACGAACTGGCTCGCCTGGGTCTGAGGCCGCCGATGGGCGAGATCCTGGAGAGGAATGTTCTCAAGGAGATCTCGGCCGCGCCCATTCCGGGCAATGCCGGCGCCCTCTCGGTCGAGCTCGCGGGCTACGCCGGCGAGATGCGGATGACGAATTTCAGGTGCGCCAACCCGCCCGAAGACGGGAAGCGGCTCGAGGAATGGTGCCTAGAATCGCTCGAGAGCTTCCGCGCGCTCGAGGCCGCGGCCGGGGCGGGCGCGATCCTGCGCGCCGAAACACAGGCCACTGAGATTCAAAGCTACGTCTTCCCGAAATCCCAATGGACGAAAGAAGAAGCCGAGAATTGGCTCAAGGAACACAAGGCGCGGCATGACAGCGCGCGCGAAACCGAAACGTCGCTCCGGTTCCGCCAATTTCCCCCGGAGGACTGCGAAGAGGGTTCGCTCGTCACGCTCACGGAAAACTTCCCGAAGGGCATGAGCGCCGTGGCGTGCAAGAGAAAGCAATCCTCCGAGAGCGCGCCGGAACTCGATCTTGGGTCCTATCCGGCGCTTGCGGGCCTTGCCGGAGGCTGAAGCGAAAAGACAAGCGCGGCTCCGGAGGAGCGTGTCATCAAAAAGGTCGGTGACGAATGGTGCGTCTTCAGCGCCGACGGCGAGAAGAATCTCGGTTGCCACGATTCGGAAGAAAAGGCCAAGGCGCAGCTCGCCGCCATCGAGGCCGCCAAACACCAGAAGATCGATGACGTCAAGACCGAGAAACGCGAACACGACGGCGCCTCGGCCATGGCCGACGAGTGCGCCGCGCATCTGGAGGCGGCGTCGAGCTGTCTGTCCGAACTCAAGGATGCGCTCGCGGATTATGGCGAGGGCGACGGCGAGGACGAGGACGAGGACGAGGGCGGGGAAGGCGAGGAGACGGCCCCCCCGGCCGCGATCCGGCCCGCGCCCGTCGTCACGGCCAGAGGCGAGAAGCTCTTCGTCCAGACCACCGATGGCAAGGCCGTCGAACTCAATCGGGACCTGCTCGACATCCTCTTTGGGGGGGGTGCCACCAAATCCGACCTCGCGCGGCTCGCCGCCGACATCGAGGATCTCCGTGCCGAATTCGAGGGACTCCGCGCCCGCCAGGCGGCGGCCAAGGCCGCCAAGCCGCCCGGGCGCAAGGCGTCGCCCTCGGAGGTGGAACGGTTGATTCGCGAGAACGTGGACGCGCTCGCGCGCATGGCGGACAAGTTCGATTTCAAGTAACGAAAAGGAGAAAGAAGACATGGCCGAAAAGTTGGAAGAGGTCTTGACGCGCCTGAATGGCGGCGTCGAGAAGATCCTGGGCGACCAGGAATCGATCAAGACCGAATTGAAGAAGTACACCGAAGGCACGGTCGAATTCACGAACCGGATGAAGTCCGTCGAAGACCGCGTGAAGGACATGGAGAAGCGGACGGTCTCCCTGCCCGGTCTCGAGGACAAGAAGGAGATGGAGAAGTTCAGCCTCTCCCGCGCCATCCTCATGACGGGGAGCAAGGATTGGGCGAATCCGCTCTTCGCCTACGAGCGCGAGGTCCATCTCGAGGCCCAGAAACGGCTGAACAGGCCCTACAAGCTGCGCGACATGCAGACGACCACGGACACGCTCGGCGGCTTCATCGTGCCGACGCAGTATGTCGCGCAGTGGATCGCGCTCTTGCGCGCTCGCCTCGTGGTCGAAGCCCTGGGCGCGCGCGTCATGAGCGGACTCACGGGATCGCCCGTGGAGATTCCGCGCCAGACCGGTGGGGCGACGTGGAACTGGGTCGGGGAAGGCGCCACCATCACGGCATCGGATCAGGCGATCGGGCAGCTCGTCTTGACACCGCACGAGGGCGCCGCCATGACGCGGCTCTCGAATCGGCTCCTCCGCATGGCGACTCCCGGAATCGACGCCTTCATCCGCGACGATCTCGTCGCGGTCGCGCAGCGCGGCATGGATCAGGCGTGGCTGCGCGGCGTCGGCGCCGCCAACGAGCCTCTCGGGATCGCCAATACCGCCGGGATCAACACGACCGCCATCGCGGGCGTGCCCGACGTCGACGATCTCTACGCGATGCTGCTCGAGATCGAATACGACAACGCGGACGAGGGCAAGATCGGCTGGGCGATGAATCCTCGGACGTGGAACACGCTGCGGCAGCTCAAGGACGGCAACGGCAACTACATCCTGTCGACGCAGCCCTATCCGGGGAACGTCGTCGGGCAGGAGATGGGCAAGGCGGGCGGCGGCATGCTCGTCGGTTATCCGTTCCGGAAGACCACGCTCATCGAGCGCAATCTCGGCGCGGGCGCGAACCGCTCCCGCATGATCCTCGGCAACTGGGATGATTTCATCATCGGCATCTGGGCCGGGATGGAGATCAAGGCCAGCGACGTCGCCGACGACACCTTCCTGCGCGATCAGACGCTCGTCCGCATCATCGTGGACGTCGATGCCGGGCTCAGGCACGTCGAGAGCTTCTGCGTCGACAACACCTTCGAGGCGTAGTCGAGAAGTTCCGAGTTCTTTTCCATTTGAGATTCGCGGTGGAGGCGGCCGGCCGTTGTGGCCGGCCCATCCCTCTCCCGTCTGGGTAGGCTTCGGGAGAGTAGGTCAAAAGGGCCACCCAAGGAGATTCAAGCATGAGCAGCAAAGCTGCGATTACGACGGCGATGGCGACGCGATCCGCGGCGGCGCTTCAGAAATTCGTGGATGAGGCCGTGATGCGCGACAACGAGGAGCTGTACTTCGGCAACGACGGCGACGTCTCGCTGAACTTCAACACGACGCGGAACTGCCTCGAAGTCCTGCCCGAGGGCCAGTTCGTCAGCATCCGCGGCCATGCGGGCGTGGAAGCGGATCGGGTCGCTCTCGTCGAGCACTTCCTGCGGAAGCCCGGCATCAACGCCGACATCCAGGAGGTAGCGGAGGCGACGCGTGAGATCGTGAACACGGACTTCGAGGTGCTGGGCGGTAACGCCAGCTCCGACGACGTGGCGAACTACGCCGAAGGCGGGATCATTCTCGAGACCGACGGCGGGGCCAACACGACCGACTCCGTCATCGTTCTGCCCCATCTCGACACCAACCAGTCGGCTTGGACCGCGATCACCTGGGGCACCGACAAGAGCGTGCGCTGGGAGGCGGTCCTCCGCACGGGCACGACCGCGCAGTCCGTGACGAGCACGGTCATCTGGGCCGGGCTCAAGCTCACGAACGTCGATACCATCACGACGGACGCCGACAGCGTGTTCTTCCGTTCGGACGGCACGAACTGGCAGACGAACTACTCGATCGGAAACGCCGACACGACCGCCAATGCACTGGCGATCGCGCAGAACACGAACTATCATCTCGTGATCGAGATCAGCGCGGCCCGAATCGCGACGATGTACATCAACGGGACGCTCTACGCGACCTCGACGGCCCTGACCGATGCGACGGATTTCATTCCCTACATCGGCGTCCGGCAGGACTTGAACGGCGTGGCGCGGCGCGTCATGGTCATCAAGGAGGCGATCAGCCGGATCATTGGATAACCGGCGCTCTCTGGTCCGGCCTTCCCGCGAGGGCCGGGCCATCAGGGGACTTCTCGGGGAGGTCTCCCGATGGCCCGATGGTCCGATAGAAGGAGAAAAGAATGCGCGGCGCATGGAACGTTTCGCACGAGGCGGCGCTCCGGGACGATCTCTGGATCGCCAATCCTCAGAGCCCGGACAACGCGGATTTCTTCCGCGCCGATTTCGACATCACGCCCGAGATCCCGCAGATCATTCTCTATAAGGCCGTCGCGGGGACGAGGCGGAGCATCGCGCGGCAGCTCATGCTCCAACAGGTCCATGTGCTCGCCGACGCGAACGCGCACATCATGATCGCCGTCGATCCCTTGGCGAGATTCTCCGCGGGAGGAACCGCGGCCGTGGCCCAGAGCGCGCGGCCGGGCTGGCAGGACGGGGGCGCCGGCATGAAGGCGGCGGAGGCGCTCGTCCGCTGGGGCGATCCCGGCGGGATCGTCGCGCCCGAACTCGTGGCGACGGCCGACAACGCGAACACGCGCTATTTTACGCCGTTCGGAATCCAGGCCGCGCTCGGTTCTACCACGGCGATTGATTTCGACGGCGAGGCCTGGGTGGACGGAATCGGAGCGGTTCTCGTCTACGTCTGGATGGACGATTTTGCGACCGTCCCGATGCAATTCGCGTGGCAGTTCGATTTCTACGAGGAACGGCTTCCGAGCTGAGAGGAAATTTCATGAAAGTGACGAGCACGAATATCGGCGGCGGCATCACGGATCACAGCCACGAATCGGCCGGAGTTCAAGGCGGCACTCTGAACGCCGCAGCCGTCGCGACAGGCCTCCTCGCGACCGCTCGGGGCGGAACCGCCAAATCCAGCACCGTTGATTATCAAGCCTTTACCTCATCGGGCACGTGGACGCAACCCGCGGGCGTGACGATGGCAATGATTGTCACCGTCAACGGCGGACATGGCGGCGGAAGCGGCAGGAAGGGCGCGGCCGGCACCGCGCGCGCGGGAGGAGGAGGTGGCGGCGGCGGGTTGCGGTTGTTCTGGGTACTCCCCGCGAGTGCTCTGGGCGCGACCGAGACCGTGACCATCGGCGTCGGC